CTAGTCACGATTTACGTGATTTACAAATCCTTAAGTATTACAGGCTCGTTAGAAAATGGGCCTGTAAAACTTATGGTTTAACTGACGCTGAACTAGAATTACTAATCTATTTAGATTGTAAAGTAAGATTCACACGTCAAGAATTTATAGACGGTACTTATACAATGAGTTGGAATAAGAATCGTTGGGAAAAATTAAGGAGGAAAGGTTGGATAGAAGTATGGAGACATAGAAATAGAACAACCATAAAATACTCAGTATTTAAAACCTCATTCAAATGTTCACACTTAATAAGTAGGATATATAGAATACTCTTAGCAGAGGAAGATATACCAACTTCAGAAAATAGTGTGTTTTTTAATAACCAGTCATACACCGATAAGGTAATGAATAAGTCTATCGATGATATGATAAAAGATAATAATAGATGATAGGAAAATTTATAGGTGGCTTATTCGGCAAAGTAGTAGAAAATGCAGAAGGAATACTTGACAAAGTTATTACAACAGACAAAGAAAGAGATGAAGCAAAGCTTGCTCTTAGAAAACTATTACTCGATGCTGAAACAGAGGCCTTCAAACAAGAAGTCGAGGACAGAAAAAGCGCTAGAGATATGTACAAAGACGATGCGCTTATTCAGAAAATCCTTGCAACATTATTCACAATAGCATATTTCGGATTAAGTTTTGTAATGTTTAGATTCTTTATGATGGGTGATATAGAGTTAGGAGAATTTGAAATTAGTTTTATATCAACTATATTTGGTGCTATGAGTGCAAAAGTAAATACGGTAGTCGATTTCTTTTTCGGCGGATCGTCAAAAAAAAATGAACAACAAACTAATAAATAATAAATAAAATGAATAAATTTTTTAATTTAGAAGTAAA